GCCGACGCCGCGCGCGCGACCGGCGCCGACGTTCCCGTGTGCCTCGATCCGCGCGCCCGCGTCATGCGCGGCATCGGCGAGGTGCTGTCGGCCCCGTTGGACCTGCCGCCGCTGCCGGCCGTGCTGGTCAATCCCGGCGTGCCGCTCGCGACCAAGGACGTGTTTGCGGCGTTCGCGCGCGTGGGGCCGCCTAAGGCTGGCGCGCCATTTGACGCCGCAACGGTATCCAGCTCGTCGATCGAAACGATGCTCGCCGCGCTCGCGGACGGATCAAACGATCTCGAGCCCGCGGCGGTCGCGCTCTGCCCCGCGGGCACGGTGAAGTCCGCTGTCGTCTGGAAGGCATGTTGCTGTCCGACGGCATCCGTGATGGCGACTTGGGTGCCGGCGGGGATCGTGTGCCCGAGAGTATCGGACATCGTCCAAGTGGACGGAACGGTTGAGGAGGTCGCGTCGAGCGGAGGGATGCCCATGAGTTGCGACCCGAAGTACATGAAGATCGTATCGGGCACGTCCAGAGCGATCCCCTTGAGGTCGGACGCCTGCGCCGCCATCGCCTGGATGATCCATGTATCGAGATTCCCGTCGTTCTCCAACCAGTCCGGAACCTTGCTCTTGATCAGAGCGTAAGCGGCGTCCAGGATGTCCTGGGTATTGGAGTCGATGGGGTATGAGATGTACCCGCTCGTACTCATCAGGTTCCTTTCTTCTGGTGGATCGAGACGCCGATGTTGACGTGATCGACGAGAGAGTCTACCTGATCCGGACGCTCCTCAACGATCAAGACTGCCCGCGGCTCTTGCGCGCCGATATAGCTCGCGATGTCTTCCGCGCCTAGAGGCATCCGGCGCATCGCGAAGTCCATCGTCCCGAACGTCGGTACCTCGTCCCGCCACCCGGGGTGAGTCGCCAGGATCGCCACGACGCAGTTGGCCACATCTTCGATGGAGTCCTGCTCCACGACGTTCGCCCCGGCCTTGCCGAGCCGGAAGGGAAGATCGAAATGCGGGCAATCGACGCTAGGCACCGGGTACCATTCCCGGCACGGCTCCCGGCGGCATCTGCGTCATTCCTGCCGATCCGAACTGCGCCATCTGAACCATGACCGTGTCCCTCTCGGCATCGAGACCGAGCGCAGACAGGATGTCAGCGGCAACCTCGTCGCTTCCCTTGGCGAGAGTCTCGTCCGGCCCCAGTCTGATTGATACCTGTACCTGCATAGCTCCCTCCTAGTGATCGGCGTAGAATTGAATACCGCTGAGAGAGGCCCATCCGGTGTTCGCACCAGTGGTCAGTCCCCCATACCAAAGAAAGACCCCCGAGTCCGTAACGTCTATACGTGCTATGCCGCCTCCAGCTGGTTGTGAAAAGATGATGTTTCCGGTAGGCCATACCCCAGAAGGAAGCTGAGCAATAACTGTTCCATTCCCGGGATCGGTCGGTCGTGTTATCAATCCTTGTACCAACACTAGCCCGCTCGACAGTTGACGGTAACGCGCAGGCGCGTAACCATTGGCATAGTTGCCCCAGCTGTTCTGAAGGCTAATGGGCACCCAAGCGGTATCCGTGTAGCCGAGGATCCATTGCCAGGCAGACCAAGAACCCGCTCCATTCTGGAACCGTTGATAAGTCGCGTAAGCTCCATGTTGGTAAAAGACCTGACGGCAAGCTCCAGTGTAGGTAATGTTGGTAACCATGAGCGCGCCGTACGCTCCGGGCACCGGCGAGTTCGTGTAGCCGGGAGCAATGGAGTACCACCCATTGTAGACCGCTTGATTGAGGTCGCTTGATGGCGGCGGCGGGCCGACATCCGAGAGAGACAGCGCCCTAGAGGTCAGCCAGGAGCTAGTCGAGGCCTGGTACTCATGAACGGTTAGCGAAGTATTGCTCGTCGGTCGTTCTTCCAGCCAGATGTCGCCATCGACTGGGTTTGGGGGAGGGCCAGCCGAGGAAGGGCTGCTGATGATGCTCGGACGCTTATCGGTTGGCCACCAAGCAACGATCCAAAGTTCTTGGTTGTTATCAAAGACAACGAGGCATTCGTCTTCGTCCTGGGGCAGCGACATATTGTCGCGCGCAGACCAGCGAACGTTCTCGTGGACGAGATCCGGATGAATGTCCGGGATGATGACACCGCAACGAGCCAAGAAGTTCAAAGGCGGCTGCGTGATCGTTCCCTTCCAGATCGCCCCGAGGCTCTGACGAGCCGGCATATCCATCCAGACTTGACTCATACCGGATCGTAAGAGTAGTAGCGGCAAATGCCGGTGTAGATGGCCTTGGCTATGTCGTCACGCTTGTGATCGAGGTAGTCGCCGTCGCTCGCTCGTCCGCACTCCATGATGCAATGCGCGGTACATTGAGCGCCAGTATGGTCGATGTTATCGGGCGCGGCGCGCTGCGTGCTGCCCCAGGGGTAGTAGCCCCATCCGCTCGCGCCAGCGGGGGTACCGCCAAAGCTGCTGTTATCACCAAGACGAGGAGGAGCGCCGCTGATCTGATTGATCTCGGCGGCAATCTTGTTACAGAGAGTGGCGCTCTGCGTCGAGGTTCCGTCCGACCTTCCATCAGTCGCTCCTCGTGTGTAGCCAAAGAAGTACCCGCTACCCGGGGTACCACGGTCGTAGTGGATCGCGACGAACATATGACACAAGATGTTCTCGTCGTCTCCGGGCGCTGCTGTCGCTCCTGCGCTCGCGCTCCAAGCGTCGGCTGACCAGGGAGCGAATCGGTCATCCTTCTGTAGATGCTCGATGACCTTGTTGCGAATCTCCATATTGAACTCGACTTCGCCGGCAGCGCCCGACTGACCCTCGTGGCCGTACGGCTGATCGGAGTGCCCGCCCGTATCGTGGCCAGCTTGAATGAAGACGGTGATCTTGCCCTTTGGCAGAGTCCCGGTACCGCCGCCCGATGGGGCAACAGGAACCGCCCCTCCCGTAGAGATGCCGCTGTCGGTGTTCTTGTTCAGGTAGCTCCGGATCGCGGTGACTGGCCCTGGGCCGTCGGACGGCTCGGTCTTGACGCCCTGCGCGCTACCAATCTGGATCTGCATCCCGCCGCCGATGTAGACCGCGACATGGTGATAGTCCGGCGGCGACCCGTAGAACAAGAGATCGCCAGGCTGTGGCGTCGTAACCGGGATGCCGTGCCGAACGAGAGTCCCGGTGTACCCTTGACCGTTGTACTTGTTCCCGTTCGGATCCTCGCAGTTTGCTTCCTTGTAGCAAAGAGTCGCGAACGCCGAGCAGTCGATGGCGTCGTGCGCGTCTGCGCTCCAAAGCGAGTCCGGGATCGGGCGCGCTGGGCCGCCATCGCCACCCTCGTCGCCGGGGTACTTGTAGTGCCACTTCTTCTCGCCATCGGTTCCCTTCTCGATGGCCAGTGCCCGCTTTGCGACCGCGACGACCGCGTTGCGCGACGCATCGTTCATTCCCGGGATACCGCCGAATGCTGCTGAACCAGGATCCTGCCCCGCTTGCGTACCAGGCGGGCCGGTCTGCGATGCCCAGGTGGGGCGTTGCGTTCCGTCGTCCAACGGCTCTGGGAGATCGGGCTGGCGCTTTGATAGCTGGATGTCGGCCTGATTGTTGAACAAGCTCCGCTCGAAGTTACTCACGACCCAGCGACCCGAGATCGCTCCCATGTCCTGGATGATGACGATAGCTCCGGGCGGAACTGTCCACTTGCCGGTCAGAGCCTGAACCTCGACAGTCGCCTGGGTCTTGCCCACGTCGTAGTCGAAGCCGATGCCCATGACGCCATCCGACTCCTCGGTCAGAATGGCTGTCGCTTGCATCTTGAACAGATCGTCGTCGGTCAGGTAGTAGAAGACGCCGCCGATGAAGAACGCGCGCCAGCCTACGTCGTCCGCGAGCCGCTGGATACAAGACCAGTTGTCCTCCCGCTTGAAGTATTTGCCATTCTGCGTCGGCGTTCCGCGGTAGAACAGAAAGTCTTGAACTCCTGTGAATGTTACGTTAGCCATATTGTTCGCGTTCGCGGCGCTGTCTTCGGATCCGTCTTTCTTGAGAGGTACCCCGTACGCCGTGACGATGCGGACGGCCTCGCCGTAGAACTGGCCATAGACGTTCGGATCCTTGTTCCCCTGGACGCCGTGACAGAGATCGTTATACGACGCATTCGGGTACTGCTGATCGTACTTGATCGCGTGATTGTAGAACGAGCGCGAAGCGGTCGGCGGGTCGGTCACATTCTCATAGCTGCCCCATCCCTGGCTCGGGCGCTGCTGGAAGAGACCGGCACTGTCCTTGTCCCCGGCGCTGAGGTTCTTCAGACGAGACTCATCGATGGCCGTCATGATGGCGCAGACGAGCAGCTTCGGCTTGACGCCCATCCCGAGTCCGGTCGAGATGATCGTGTTCGCGTTGGCCATTTGCTCCTTGGTCATAGGAGCCTTATCGACCGTCAGATACTTCTGCGGAATGGTCTTCTGGTTCCCGCCCCCGGCCCCCGTCGATTGGCCAGACTCCTGGAGACCCTTGTTGATGTCCGCGGCGAGTCCTGGGTTCGTATTGTACAAACTGCTCCAGTCGTACGATCCGCCAGCGTCTACGGCTTTCTGGATCTTCTGTACCTTGTGAAGCTCCGGGATGACGACAGGAATGTCTACTTCCTTGACCTCTCGGATCAAGTTGAGGATGAACTCGGCTCGCGTCACCTTCGTCCGGCTCGCGAACTTCGCACCGTTGTGTGGCGCACCCTTCGGCGGGTACGAGCGCAGCAAGGCGATCTCGCGCTGCTCGAATGTTAGCTGAAGGTTGTCGTCGCCTACGTCACGGGATGTCTTGACGAGACGGAACCACATTCCGTCGATCTGGATGTCGAGCTTCGCGTTGATCGCCCAGGACTTGACGATGCTCCGGTCGTAGTCGTTGAGCGTGAGATCGAGAGTGCTCGCTCCTTCGATAGTCCGGGTGACCGAGCAGTCAACAATCCGGTCGGTGGTATCGAACAGGATCGCGCTCTTGAGGTAGACGACGAGCTTCTCCAGGTCGATGTCGTCACCCATCAACTCCCGTTGTAGGGTGCCCGGCTGCATCTTCGACAGTTCAAGCTTCTGCCGTGCGGTTCTCGCTCTCGGCTTCGCAGGCACTACGGAATCCTCAGCTTGGTCTTGTCCGGGATCTTGTTCGGATCGCGGATCTTCGGATTGGCCTTAGCGATGTCCTTCCAGCGCGCTCCGTTCCCGTACATGTTCTTGGCTATCGAGCGAAGCGTCTCGCCGGTGCCATGAGTTGTGTACGAGTTCGGGATCTGCTTCGGAATGATGATCTTGAGAGCTTTCTCCGCTTCGTACTGGAGCATGTGAGCGACCGCATCCTGACGCAGACGGAAGAACTGTCCTTGACTCGACCGCTCCCAGTAGACGAGATCGCCCCAGTCGATGCTCTCGATGACCCAAGTAGCGCCGACGACGGGAAGCGCACCAACAATCGTGACGGTTGGTGGAGGAGTAAAGTTCACGCCCATCGACATCAGATTGAAAACGCGGATGTCGCGCTCGACGCTGATGCCGCCACGGTACCCATCAAACATGACGGGCACGTCCATCCGATATGGCTCGTGTCCCGTCCACTGCGTCAGCCCGACGCGGCGAGCGCGGTTCACAACCTCCCAACCGCCCTCCCCGCCAACGATCTTCGGAGTCCCGGATCCGCGCATGACCTTGACGGTGAGTCCGTTACTCGCGCGGAAGACGTAGTAGTGTTGCTCAGCTGGTGGCATTACTTCCTCGCAGCCTTATCCATCTTGGCCTTGGACACGGACTCAGCAAGCTTCTTCCGATCTACGTGCAGTTCGCTATGTACCGTAACATTGAGCTGCGGAACGGTCTGGTGCGCTCCCGCGAAGGCAGCGGCGTAGCTCGCGCCCCTCGGAGAGAGCATTGGCCCTCTGCGCTCCGCCCCGGGCTGAGTGTTCTGACCTCCGCCACCGCCCGAGAAGAATCCACCGATGGCGTGCGCCCCGACTCCGATCCAGTGGACAGGATTGATCTTCTGCATCCATCCCCAGGCCGACTTGAGCCAGCCGATAAGAGTCTTGGCCCAATTGATGATCCTCTTGATGTTATCGAGGATCAGGATGAACAGCGGGATCATCGGCATGAACGGCCCGAAGATGACGATGGCTAGCAGACGCCAGTGATCCTTGATCCAGTGCCAGGTCTTGTCCACGTGCTTGTGGAACCATCCCCACTTGTAGTAGAGGACAACGAGCGCCACGATCAGAAGGATGACAGCGCCGATGATCGCGATGATCGGGTTCGTGGAGACGAATGTCCAGAGCGCGATCCCGACGCCGCGGATCGCCGGGATGAGCCTCAGGATGAAGATGCGGAGACGGATCAGCACCCGCTCCAGCCTGTTGTACTGTTGGAGGAACTTCCCGGTGACGCGACCCTTGAACAGAGCTTCGCCCGCGTTCTTGAGGTACTTGAAGCCGGCACCGATCTTCAAGAACTGCCCGATGGCGACGATGCGCATTCGACGGATCCACTTCTCGAATGGGGTAAGTTTCTGGAAGCCTCCTGGCCCCTGTACTGATCCCGTCCGCAGAACTTCAAATGCGCGGCCAATTGACTTCGCTCCCGCGAGAGCCTTGAGGCGCATTCCTTGGATGAACTTCTCAAATGCTGTATACTTCGGGAAGCGACCGCTGGGCATCGCGACCTGGCCGGTGCGGAGGATCTGCCACAACCTCTGACTGGATCTCAACGCCCCGCCGCCGACCGTTGTTCGCCAGAACCACTTCCAGCGGTCTCCGAGTCGCATGAGGTACTTGTCGAGCTTCCCGATATTCTTGAGCTGCTCCTCGGTCATCAACGTCTTCGCGAGCTTTCCCATCCGCAGGAACCTGATGAGCCAGGTCACCCTCGTTAGGAGCGCGATGAGCCTGACCCACGCGAACTCCGTCATGAGGATGATCAGGAAGACAGCGACCAGGTACTTGAGTCCCGGGATCGCAGCCAAGATGTTGAGAACCTTCGTCAGACCCCACATCAGCTGGACGAGGAGAATCAGAACCGGGATAAGCGCGATCCTGATTGCCGGCCAGAGCACCTTCATGAAGAAGTTCCAGAACGCTCGCCCGAGCGTTAGCAGCCTCTGCGTGATGTCGGCGATAGGCTTGATCCACGGGTAGTGCGCCTCCGCGATCCCGAGCGCCTGAGCCAAGGTGATCCTGCCCTTCTGCTTCTGGATCAACTTGGTCATATCGTCGAACATCTTATTCAGACCAGGCAGCAGCCCCTTGCTCGCCTTGTTGAACTGGCGGAGCGTTAGCGCGCCAAAGACCTGGGAGAGATTGTCATGAAGGGTAGAAAGCTGTCCGCTGAAGGTCTGCGCTTGCTTCAGAGCCATTCCGGCGAATAGCTCGTGCATTCCGCGCATGAGCGCGGGGATCCCGACGTATGCCGGAATCCCGACAGCGCCAATCCGACCCAGCTGCTCGGCGGTCAGGCCAAGTTGCTTCTGAAGGATCTCCAGAACCGGGACGCCCTGCTGTTCCAACTGAAGCATGTCCTGGCCGAGAAGACGACCGCTCGCGCGGATCTGCCCGAAGACGAGCACCATGCGTTCGATGAGGTCGCCACTCCCACCGAACGCCGCCGCGGTGTCTCCGATGATCTGAAGGTACTTGTTGGTCTCGCGCAGCGAGTAGCCAAACGCGAGGAACCGCCGAGCCGCGGAAGTGACGTTGCTGAACTCGAACGGCGTGTACTTGGCGAGGTTATACAGGTATGTCAGTTCCTTGTTGGCCAGTTGCGCAGATCCGAGGAACTGCGTGAAGGCCATCCGGTTGCTTTCCATGGAGGCGTTGAACTTGAACCCCATGATGGCAGCCGCCGTGCCCAGGCCCGTGATCGCAAGCGTGCCGGCGTAAGCGTAACGACGCAGAGTGAACAGAGCCTGGTTCCACAACCACGAGCGCCGGGTCGAGACCTCGGCCGTGGCGTTGTACTCCGCTACCGCGCCTTGGAGACCTTTGATGGACGCAGCAGTCGCGCCTAGCCCGGCCTGCATAGCCCGCTGGCCCTGGAGCTTGAGCTGGATTACGGCTGCGCGCCCGGCGGTCACTTCATTGCCTCTGCGAGCTTACTGATGACCATGTGGGCAAGGTCTTCGTTGAGGAGTTGCACCAGCTTGACGTACTCGGCGGCGATGGCCTCCATCTGCACCCGTTTCTCGGAGTCGGTCTCCTCCAGGTACCTGACAGGATCCTGGCCAGAGAATGCGATGGATGCCGCCGCTTTGATCTCATCGGGTATTACCCCAGCACTTCCCCCAGGAACTCCTCGTCCACCTTGAGGCTCGTGTTGCCCATCCAGCGGTTGAGGAGGATCCCGTATTGCCCGATGGAGAACTCGTTGCCGCCGAAGACCCAGTACAGAGCGGCCCGTGCGTGTGCTTCGTCGCCGTTGGTAGTCCAGCCGAGGTACGTCGCGAATCCGTCCCATCCGTAGATCGTGGCGCCGGACGGATCCATCAGCTGCTCCGGTTCATCCTTGTTCGTCTCCTCGTCCTGGATGTAGAACCCCTGGGTCGAGTTGATGATGACGTCGAGAAGGATCCGCATATTGCGCTCGCTACGGTTCCGAGTCTCGGCCAGGATCTTGCGACCGATGCCCTCGACCTCGACTCGATCCATCAGCCGATGCTTGACCTGTACGCCGAACTGCTCGTAGCCGGTCAACGGCAGGAAGACCTCCTTGGTCTCCGCGATCTCAGAGCGACGCTCGCGGAGTTGATCCGCGAGCGACCTCTGAGGATTCACTTCTTCGTCGCTCGTGATGTCGGTTACGAGCGGCTGCTCTGGCTCTTCCATGCTCCCTCCTGACTAGTGCTAGGTGCTCGTCGGCGGCTTGTCGATGGAACAGACGATCTCGATCATCGCCGCGTCGGTGGTGGACATCGAGTTGTGCTCCGGAAGGGTCACGGTCTTCAGCGTTCCCGTCCAGACGATGGGCGAGCCGTAGGGGTTCTTGTAGCGATCCATCGGCCGCATGGACACGATGATCTTCGACTTCCCCACCGCGTCGATCAGCTGCTGGATGTTGTCGTGGTCGCGGCTCAGCCGGTAGTTCCGACTCAGCGTGAGCTGACCCGGATTGACGCGCCCTCCGAGCGAGTACGCGGGCTTCATTCCGCCCGGGTAGTACAAGTTCTCCTCGGAGTCGATCTCGCCGCCGGACTTGGTGTCCCACACATCGTAGTCGATCATGTGGCCCGGCTGACCGGCGGCGACCAGCTTCGGGTTCTCGACCTTCAGGTTGACGATCCAGGTGTCCTGGCGCGTTCCCCTGATGACAGCACTCATTGGTTACCTCCCTCCTACGCCTCGTTGATGGGCTTCTTGTAGACCTCGATCTGCACCATCTCGGCGAACTCGGCCATGCGGACGTAGAGCACGGCGTGGAGTTCGTGGTTCGCGATGGTGGTCGGGGTGTTGACCTGCGGGCCGGTGTCCACGAAGAACGCATCCGGCGCGCTCGCGCCGTAGAGATCCCCGTTGGCGTAATACTCCTGGAGCATGCCGGCGAGCGCCCCGTTGAACGAGGAGATCGTGTGCCCCGAGCCGTCGATCTTGTCGAACACGTAGCCCTCTGCGATGGCGTTCGCGTTCGCAGCGATGCTCATCCAGAGGCGGGCGCAACCGAAGTTGACCCAGTCGGCCTCGGCGGTCGGATCGACCAGCGAGCGCCATCCGTAGTTCCGCACGCCGCCGAACATCTCGCGGACGACGTTGACGCAGCCGGTGTTGAGCTGCCCGCGGATCGAGTCCGCCACCGGGTTCTGTGACAGGTCGTTCACGAACAGCGCCGCTCCGTTGTCGCCCGCGGCCGGACAGTCCGCGCCCTTGCCTTGGCCGTCGTTGCGGGCGCAGAGACCCGCGATGAGGGCACTGGGAGGAACGGAGCGCGTCGTCCCGGTGATGACGCCCGGAGCGATGCACCACGGCCAGAACATCGCCGCGAACTTCTGCGTTCCGGCCCGCGCCCCGACCGCGCTGGCGAGCAACGTGGCGACGGTTGCGGTGTCCGGCGCGTCGAGGATCGCGGCGCGCTTGCGCGCACCGGCGTGAGTGACCAGCTGCTGGTGGCCGATGTCCGACGTGCGGCCCGGAGCGGAGACCTGCCCCGGCCCGAGATCCGACGTGAACTGATCGAGCGCCGCCTGCCACTGCGCGTCGGTGATGTTGTTCCGGTCGTCGTTGCCGCCCGAAAGCGCCGCGGCTGCGACGGTCGCCGGGTTGAGGGAAGACGCACCGAGCGCCACCCGGATGTAGCTGGAGTAGCTCGCCCAGAGAACCGCCGCCGACTGATTGGCGAGATCCGGGCTGGTCTCGACCTCGGTGTTGGTCGAGTCCTGGACGAACAGGACGAAGGTGCCGCCCGTCTGCCCATTCCTGACTCCGACCTTGATGTTGTTGCCGCTCGCCCCCGGGCCGAGTGCCGAGGCGACCAGAGAGATTCCCGAGCTTGCGTCGAGCAGGTTCTTGCTCGCCACGACCGCTGCCGGCCCGACGACGCGACAGACCTCGGCGATGGAACCGCCCTCGCGGAAGTACACGTCCAGCGCGTCGTACAGAACGCTGTACGTGACCCTTGGGCCGAACACGTTGGTAAAGTTCTGCATGCTGGTGATGCGAGTCGGCACGGTCGGCCCGGAGTCCGCCGTACCGACCAAGAACCAGACGCCGGTGTCCGTCGGTGCGCTCCGCGTCGGCGGCGTGGGGCGCAGAGTGACGTTGACACCCGGCCGGATCAGGGTGCTCATCTACTCTCCTTCCTCTGGCGGCGGGGCCGACTCCTGGGCCATCTGCGGCTCCGAGCCGGTCGCGTCGATGAGATGTCCGTCCAGAACTGCCAGCTGTGTCACGCCGGTGATCTCCTCCGGAGTGAGCTGGATGTACTGCCCCGGTTCGATGGGCTGCCCGCCCTCCAGGATCATCGCGCGGTTCCCGATGAACCTGTACCACGGCGTACCCGGAGGATCCGGCGGCTTCTGGGGCTTCGGTGTCGGTGGCATCAACCCTCCTCCTCTTTCCGTTTGATTGTGACGTCTACCGTGTCGGCAGTAGGCCAGTCCGACCCAGGCTGCGTCTCCGGATCCGGCGGGATCGGGTATTGAGGCCCGCCATAGATGGTGACGACGTTCTCGACCCTGACCCGTGTGATGATTTGTACCGCTCGCATCGTTCGGGCTTGCTCCATGTCGGGAATGTCGTCATAGCTCTCGTCCACCAGATCGACCCCGGCGAACTCCCAGTCATCGCTGATGTACGATTTTTGCATCAGGATCGCCCGAGCAGCCGCGCCGTAGACTTTGGCAAGGCGCTCAGAGTTCTCCTCGGTGCTCGCTGCGGCGATGATCCCGACCCCGAGCGCCCACCAGCCTCCGTAGACTCCATCCCCGGTGTGCTCAGGAGGCTCCGCCATTCCAGGACAGACAGCGACCACGACCGGGATCTTGTCGTCCGGGTAGGAGTCGAACTGCCATCGCTCCGTGTACGTCTTGGGATGTGGGATCTTGCCGCGAGGGTAGCCGCGCTGAACTTCGATCTCCTGGATGTAGGTCGGGTACCATGCCTCCAGGCAAGACAAGACAGCCCGCGAAAGAACACTGCCGTCGAAGATCGGCCCGAAGATGTCGGTCACTAGAACCCCATCGCTTGATAGATCGAGTTCTCGCACATCGTGACCCATCCCTCCAGATCACTCTCGATGAAGCGGAGGAAGGGCCGCGCCGGCAGATGCTCATTCCCGAACTGATGGGAAGCTGCGTAGTCGAGCGCAGACCCGAAGTTGATCCGGTTCTTGTAGATGTCCGCAATCGAGTCGTCGTTGTCAGTGGTGACTGACTCGTACAACCTCTTGTGGGCGATCAGGATGTCCTCAGGAAGACCAGCTTTGATCTTCTGGCGGAGACGGCTCGGAGAGAGCCATGCCCAGCTTCCGCCGCCACGACGACCTTCGCTGCTGAAGTTGATCGCCGTGATCCTGCGCATATCTTCGGCGATGTCCTCGAATGCCGGCTCCATGCTCCCCGCCCGGTTCGCTCCCTGGAACAGACGTTCCCTCGCCTCCTCCGCACCAAAGATGCGGATGACTAGTTCCCGGGCCATCAAACAATCCCACTGTGTGGGTAGCCAGGCGGGAAGTTGGTCATGACTGACATTGGCGGAGGAAAGGCGTATGCCGGGTAGCCGTAGCCCTGATCTGCGACGCTGACGAGGGCATCCGAGGGATCTGCGCCCGCCTCGACAGCGGCGACCGCCGTTGCGAGGGTCGCGATCTTCTCGTCAAACAACGTTTTGAACTCCGGGTAGGGCGAGCGATTCTGAGCGACCTCGTTGGAGAAGAAGGTCAACTCGATGTACATCGCCGTCCGGAGCGCGACGACATCCTGAGCCTCTTGGTTGAGAACCTCGGGAATGTCGGTGCCGATGAACGGCATGACGTTCTCGACGGACTTCTGAATCAACGCTCTGACCTGGTCGTCGGTCGGCTGCGTGTCGTCCGTGAATGTTCCCAAGACGTTCCCGTTGTGGTCGCGAGTCCGAGCTAGGACGAGCGAGCCGACATCGGCCAACGTCGGGATCCAGGCGTACGCTTCTCCGTGGAACGCAGGGGCTGTCTGGACGACGTTGTTGTTCACATCGACAAACGAGACCCGGTACCAACCCTCGTCCATCGTGGCGTTGTCCGTCGTGAACGACCTTGCCATCGGCTCGGCCGGATCCGGGTCAACTGGCAACATCGGTATGGAGTCGATGGGATCCCAGGGGCCATCCTCCATCGTAGACTCGTCGATGAGGATGGTGATCCAAGGAATGCCATCGAACCTGGGCACCGGCGTGTAGTCGGTGAATGACACTACGGTCATTTCAAGATCCTCCCGGTCGTCGGCTTACCAAAGGAACCCTGCGACCCGGACGCGCTGCGGAACGTTCCGGATGCGGGTGTGGAGAAGGTGCCCATCGACATCGCGAGTATATAGCCTGCAGGAGCGCCCGTAAAGAAGACCAGCGGAGGCTGCCTATCGTAGACTTCCGACATGAATCCATTGTCTTGGTCTTCGACCCAGACGTGTAGAAGCTCGGTGTCGATCCCCACCGCGTAGTCATCAGTATATATGTCCGGTATCGCGTTATCTATAAGGGTGCCCGAGTCAATCGCGATGATTTGAGCACGGGTGGTAGTTCCTTCGGCGATTGACCCATTGTCTCCGCTGGCGAGCTTCGCAACCAGGGCCACAACCTCGGCGGCCATTGCGAGATCCGAGTCGGTGACGTAGACGCGAGCGGACACCGACTCAGTAGCCGAGCCAGAGTCACCCGTCGTGAGAGAGGCAACGGGCGAAGCGGACTCGACTATGGAGCCTGAGTCGGTATCCGTCCTTGAGACCGTCAGGGAGTATGCTTCAGTCGCGGTACCAGAGTCAGTCAAGGTGACCGCGAATGTAACCAACCCTACTTCTGTCGATCCGCCCGCGTCTGTCGCGGTGATCTGGGCAATCACCGCCCCGGTCTCAGTGCTGGAGCCTATGTCGCCGGTCTGCGGCTTCCCAGCGAGCGTGGAAGACTCCGTACCGACGCCGGCATCGGCCACCGAGACCGGGACGAATAGGGCAACGGTGTCTGCGCCTACTGCCGAGTCGGCTGCAGACACCGTCGCCTTGACGGTGGTAACCTCCGAGGCCGTAGCTATGGCGTCTGAGGTCGTCACCGTCGTCTGCAAGCTCGTTGCTTCCGCCAACGATCCCGAGTCGGTACCGCCGACAGCCGCGCCCTGATCGACGTGGCTAGTCTCTGTCATCGTTCCGGAATCGCTCGCGGGAACAGGAACCCTGACGGATCCAGTCTCGGTCGTTATACCATTGACATCGAAAGCTGTAGCGAGCGGCGCTGCTCTGTAGTGAGCAAGGATCTGCGCCGGTGTCAAAGCGGTCGGATAGACAGCGATCTCGTCAATCGACCCGCCGAAGTAGTACGATCCAGCTTGCTGTCCGAACTGGTTGATGGCGGTCGTCCCGGCCGGTATAGTGAACGTTCCGCTCGGAACGGCGACACCATTGCGATAGAGCGTGACGTTCGTACCGCTCCTGACGACGACCCAATGCGTCCAGACGTTGAGAACCGACGGTTGTCCCGAGAGGTTGAATGTTACCTCGACCGACGACGGGTTGATGATACCCAGGAAGATCGTCGTCCCCTGGATGAGCAGACGCAACCGGCCTGGGTTCGTTCCCGACTGGGCGAGGATGGCATGCTGTACAGCAGCGGCGTCCGTCAAGTATGACCAGCACTCGAACGAACAGTCACCAGCTACCGAAACGTTGTTGATAGCGACGTTGCCCGTCGTTCCGTTGAGTGCAACCGCCGCATCTCCCGCGACCGCGCCCGGCTGATTGAGGGTGTAGCCGCCGCCGTAGACTCCGTTGATGTTCCCGAGAATGTCTCTCGCGGTCGTCCCGGAGACCTCGTTCAATCTCCAGTAGTTGATAGCTCCATCGGATAGCACGAGCGAGGGGTACGGCGCTGCGCCCGGGATCCTAGCAACGAGCGACGCCGTTTCGGTAGTCGTACCGCTCGCATCGTTATCGGAGATGCTCGCAACCGGAGAGGCAGCCTCGGACAGCGTGCCCGCGTCCGTCCCGGCCGGAGCGTAGAGGAACGATGCGGACTCGGTCGCCGTTCCGACATCAACGTCGCTGTACAGAACGCGAGTGACAGATGCAGACTCGACAGCGGTTCCTGAGTCCGCCATGGTCTTATTGATCGCATACGCCTCGACCGCAGTGCCGCTGTCTACGCCTTGAGCGACGACCTGACCATAGCCGACGTTGTAGTGGTTAGCGACATGACTAGGTGCTAGAACGTAGTCGTAGATCGCGAACTCGTCAATCGTTCCGTCAAATGGGTAGTTACCCCACTGCGATCCGATGAAGATATTGTATCCGGCCCATACGCTGTAGTCAACGTTGTAAAGCGTTTCTACCGTTCCAACTTCAGATACAGCGTCTAGGTAGAAGACGACCTGTCCACCAATCCCAGCACGCGATACGACAACATGATGTGCATTCGTATCGAGTATCTTGAGGTTGGTTGATTTCGAGACCATTCCTCCATAGCTCTGATAGAGGCGTAGCGTACCGTCGGATCCAATCAGGAACTGAGCGCCGCCGTTGTACTGGTCACAGATGTCTTCGTCAGCGTTCGTTCTCGTCCGCTTGACCCAGAACTCCCAAGTGAACAAGTTGTATTTGAACGGAGCGTTGCCGCCGTTGAGGAATGTTCCGACCGACGAGAACCCACGCGCCATCGATCCTGGGTAGCCCGGAAGAATGCCAGGGACACCCGGTGTGGGCGGCGTGCCAGACCCTGCTCCGAGCGTAAGACCACCAGCCGTATCGCGCACTACGGTACCGGACGGTTCCTCCATCCGCCAATACGCGCGCGGGCCGTCGAGCATTATCGTGTCACGGTAGTACTGCGGCTGGGTCGCCCATGCCTCGGAGAAGACACCAAAGTCCGAGACGATGATCCCCTTGGCATCTGCCGAAGCGGTCTCTGTGATCGTTCCGCCGTCGGTGTCGTTGGCTCCGATCTTGGTGATGGCTGCGCTCTCAGTCGCGGTGCCCGAGTCGGACGCGGAGACCTGGGTAGCTGGAGAGAGAGCTACCGACTTGGCAGGCTCCTGGCGTCGAAAGTGATCGAACGAAGATGTGGTGTGGAACGTGCCTTGGAACGGCTCTTCACGAATGAAGTAGTCGAAGGGATCGGGCATGATCCCTACCAGCCAGTACGGTCGTCGGCGTAGACGTGCCCTGCGCCATTGTTGTCGTACGAGCTAAGGCGCAGAGTCACTATGCCCTGTCGAGTCGGAGTAAAGGTCAAACTGACCTGCTCCCAGGCACCCGAGGCTCCGACCATCGCGGCTGACGCGGCAGCGACCCCGCATTCCTCTCCATTCAAGACGGAGAACTGCGGTCTGCTGATGGTAGCGTCATACGTCGCGTCATAGCGCATGTAGACGCTGACAGTCGTAGCGACCGGCTCGACCGGCAGGAAGAAATCTTGGTATGCTGGGCCGGTACACGAGATCGCGTTCGGCCCGCTGCGAAAGGTTGCTGTCTCGCGCACCCAGCTGTTCCCGCGCTCCAAAGCTCCGATAGCCGGCAAGATCGAAGCTCCACCGGCTGGCTTCGGCCGGTTGAGCTGATCGAAGTTTGGTTGCGTTCCGTCGTTACCGAAAGCGAGCAGCGGTGATCCGGGCATCGGTTCTCCGAATGGCTTGGGATTCAATCCCATGATTGCCTCTTGTCCGAACCAGAACATCGGCGCGTAGGCGTTACCACTTTGAGAGTGCGCACCAGCGGTGACATTTGTACGAGGAGTTGAGCTGAGTATCAAGTTGTAGTCTTCGGTGATTGCTCCGGCCACGCCAGCGTTGATAGCAACCATCGCACCGGAGTAAAGGAAAGAGTTGACGATTGATGAAGGGAATGCAGTCGATGCGGAGGCAACTACCACGTACAAGGCAGTGCCGCCAATGAACGTGCAGTTAGAGATTTTCGCTCCATTGCCCTTATTCGCGCCCGACCCGCTCTGTGTTACGACGACATGGGCGACCGTAGAACTACCCACCCCAGCTATGAACTTAGAGTTTTTGATGACAAAGTTGATGTCGTAATCCGATCCAGCCCCAAGGGCACAAGTAAGGTTGATGATTCCCTGACCAACTGGAACCGTACCAGCCATGAGGATGCATCGGTCGATTAGCCAATTGAAGGGAACACCAAATGCGTTCGTCGGAGCGATGAGGCGGCAACATCCGGAGTAAGAGGAGAGGAGGGCGCAGTTGATGAACTGAATGTTCTGGCTCGTCGCAGTACCGGCTAGACACACGAAGTTGAACCCGCTGACAAAGAAGATGTTTTGGAAGGACAGGAAGCTCCGACCTGCCAAGTCCATACAGTTGTTAGCCGGAGATGTTACGTCGTTCGTCGTATGTCCCGTCCAGAGAACCATCCCGCCGGGAACAACCGCCCCCGTTGCAGTTTTGAACCCCCGCGTGTTCGCCGGATCTCCGATGACGTATGTTTGGGACGTAGGCGAAGTGATCCCGACAGTGACCTGCTGTCGATAGGTGCCGGGCGCGAGATAAATGGTATCGCCCGACACAACCGGGCTGCCGGCGAGCAGACCTTTGCCTACGGTCTTCCAGGGCTTGTTGGTCGCGTTGGAAGCGTCCGGCCCGAGACCGTTGTTGGTGTCAACGCCGTTGACGGGATCGACGTAGTAGATCGTCACGTCGATCCCGTCAACTCGTCCCTACGAGAACGTAACCTGGGCGGTGAGCGTCCATGTCCCCGACGCCTTTGTGCCCAGAGCCGCCACCTTGCGCTGCAGGTTCACCGTGCCGGTCGTGAACCCCGCGCCAGATGCCGTCGTCGCTCCGGCTGCGACCGACCACTCGGCCCAGGCGAAGTTTGCCTCGGTGCCGGCGAAGTCGGACTGGAACGAGACGGTCTGGTTGGCACGGCTCGGGTAGGTCGCGTTCATGGCCTTGTAGAAGCGGTTGGTCGCAGCCTGGAGTTCGGTCTGCGTCGCCGCCTCTGCGACGTTGCTGTCGCCGACTCCGAGGTAGGAGTTGGCGTTCGACCACGGGTTCGCAGCGGTCTGGTTCGACAGGACGGTGGCGATCATCGTCATGTCCTCCATCCGCTGGATCCCTTCGTTGAGCAGGAGGTTGCCATAGACCTCCATGCACTCCTCGGGATCCCCGATGACCTCTCGGAGCGCAGCCGAGGAGACATCCGAGCCGTCCGGCAGCCAGAGCTTCCGACGCGTGAACTCGCATGCCTCCTCGCTCCACTTCTCGCAGATCCAGAGGGTTGTTCCGTTACGCACTGGTACCACCCCCTGCGTCGTCGGCCTGTACGGTCTGGATGGCCTCCGCGAAGACCGCCAACTCCTGCGGCACTTCACGGCCCTCCTGCTCGTACTGAGCGACGAGTTGACGGGCCTGCTGCGCAAGGCTCGCGACGGTCGGCTGGCCAGGCACGACCGGCAAATGGGCCTCGTTGATCTCGGCCGTCATATCGTCGCTGATCGACCCCCACTCCATCATCTCGGCGATCATGTCCTCGGCGGAAGTGAGGCCGTCGTGATCCGGCATGGCCTCCTGCGCCAAGGCGACTGACTCCTCGAAAGCGTCGTGGGGGATCATCTGCCCTGGGGCGTACGCCCTCCCGTTCCCATCGAGGAACGGGAGGTTCACGTACGTCAGAGCCTTGTACTCGTCGGCCGCCATTGGTCTACCCCGATTCGATGATCGAGGTCAGCCCGGTCTCGACGCCCTTGCGCGGCTCGCCATCGGTGGCGATGTTCTCGGCCTGGAGCAGCCGGTGGGCGAGATCCTTGTCGTCGCCTGCGAGCGCGAGCGTCTCGTTCACCGTCAGTTCCTTGCCTTCCGGGTTGGCGCCCTTGATGTACTCGGCCAACTCGAACTCGCCCATCGAGGACACGTCGCCGCCGCTGCTGGCCTGCGTGTACGACGACGCATCGGGGCTGCCGCCCTCCTCGATGCGATCCCGCTCCTCGGTGGTGTAGAACGAATGGGACTTCTCGCCCTTCTGCTGGGCGATGAGTCCGATCTGGTCGAGGGTGACGACCTCGTTGCGCTTCGCCTCCCTCGGCTCGATGACCGTGATGCCTCCCGGTTCCTCCACCGCGACGGTGTACAGGAACGAGAGCACGCGGATCATCCGGGTGTCGCCTTGGCCGTCGTAGTCGTCGGGGGTCTCGTACCCCTCCTCGACATCGACCGGCTTGCCGTGAAGTTCGGGCATGTTCTCCTCCTACCCGGCGAGGTTCGTGAACTTGAGGACAGCGAAGCGGTTGTCGCAGAACCAGAGCGGGCGGACACTGGACTGCGTCCAGAACCGCTCGGTCTCGTTCTCGTACCACTGCGTGGTCTGCAGCGGCTGCTCGACCCGCATCTGGCCAACCTGCCCCGCCTGGACGACGTAGGCGTTGCCGGCGACGACGCGGTTGGTCACGAAGATTTCGAGACCAAGCGACGCGAGCAGGTTGTTGAGGTCGGGGCCGTAGATCCGAGCCAGCTGGAGGTACTCCTGCGGATTCATGATCCACAGGTCGTACACGATCCCCAGTTCCTCGGTCTCGGCCTGGGCCTGGGCGCGGCTGAAGTCGTAGCCCGGCCACAGGTTGGAGTTCGACGCCGAAGCGCCCGCCGTGACGACGGTGCTCCAGTTGACGCCGGTGACGAGCCGGTTCGGTGACGCCTGAACCGCCGCCTCCAGCGTCTCGACCGCCCGCTGGTTGATCTTGCGGACGATGGTGTTCGCGAGCAGACGCACGTTCCGGGTGAAGACCGAGATGTCGTTCCGATCCCGGGCCTCCACCGTGGTGAAGAACTTGCCGCCCCACTTCTCGACCTCTGCCACCTGCGGAGCGCGGCGGCTTGAGGTGATCGTCGGGAACTCGTCTCCGGGCGCGACACGCTGGATGTCGCGGTCGGAGTAGAGATCGTTGGCGATGAGCGGGTCGTACACGACCGCGCCGCCGCTGACGCCACCGGCCGACGTGAACACGCGGTCTGCGAAGAACCGCTGGAGCGTCAGATCCATGAGCGTCCGCGTCACTCGCGTCGGCGTCTGGAGCGCGAGATCGACGGTCATGGTCGTGGTCGAGAACGTCGGTGGCCCGAGCGGATGGGCGACCGGGTTCGGGAACGTCGATGCCTCGATGGCCTCGCGCGCCCTTGTGATGCCCGGCTGGCCGGGAACCCAGACGATGTCTTCGGCCAGGTGGACTCTGCTTCTCATCTTCCCTCCCTTCTAGCTGATCAGCAGCGCGACTTCGCAGTCGGCCGCGTTGGCGCAGTCGTCGCAGGCGATCCCGATGGCGACTCCGGTAGAGACCGGAACCACGGTGCCGTCTGCGGCGCACTGGACGGATGCCCCGGCGGTGATGGCTGCCGAAGCCGTGATGGGGACGATGCCCTCGCGAACGACGCCGACCATCTTCCCCTGCGCGGCGTCGTACTTGGCGACTCCGAAGATCATCTTGGCGGCTCCACCGTTCGCGCCGGCACCCGACGGAAGGGACACGCGGTACACGCCGCCGCCGCCGGTGGTGCTGAGTCCCTCTGCCTTCTCGCCCGCGGGCTTGGCAGCAGAGATCTGGACGCAGCGCTTGCCCGTCACCGCGGCCGTGCAGTACGCGGTGACGTCTTCGCCTGGTCGCTTGTACGGGATGAGGTCGTTGGCCACGTCCTACCCCTCCTTGGCGTTGACCACCCGACGGCCCTTGGAGGCCTGTGCGCGGATGGTCGCGATCTCGGGGAACCACTCGTCCGGCAGCCCCTGGTTGGCGTTGTCGTTCGTGACGCCGTCGTCGTCACCGGGGCCGACGCTTCCGCGTACGGTCACCGGGATGACTCCCGGCTCCAGGCCGTCCAGGACGGTCTTGGTACCGTCGAAGTCGGCCGTGAGCGCCTTGGTCCAGTGCTCGCGGCGGGCGGGCGGGATCCGCCCATCCTTGACCGCGGCCTCGACCGTGTTGCTGACGCGAGCGGCGATGCGCTCGCCCTCGTGCTCGACCGCGAGCCGCGCACCGATGGTGAGCTGCTCGTAGGTGCCGCGGTCGATGGTGACTGTCTCAGACGCCGGGGGCGGGGTGCCCTCGTCGCCGTCGCCATCGCCATCGTCGCCATCGTCGCCATCGTCGTCGCCATCCCCACCGGGAGGGGTTTCGCTCACCGGCTTGGCCAACTCCGAGCGGATCTGCTCCTCTGTGGCGTTCTCGGGCAGACCCAGGCGCTTGGCGAGACTGAGGCGAAGCTCCTCGTCCATCGTCTCTCCTTCCTCGTCTGTGTCCGTGCGTGATGCGTAGATGCGCATGGCAGGATCCGCCAATTGCATCCCGCGCAGAGCGGCCTTGGCCGCCAGCGCCTTGTCTGGGTAGTCTTCCACGACCGGAACTGCGTCGCCGAAGTCCACCTTGTCGCCATCGACAGCGACCGGGATCCGAACAATGTCGCCATTGCCCTCGTCCACGATCAGGTTGTAGCCCGACACGCTGTCGAAGCGTTCGCCCCGGATCCACCAGTCTCCGTTCTGGCCGGGGCCATCCTTGTAGAACTTCCGACGAATGCTGACCACGTCGGCTGCGGCCGCTAGCTCGACACCCTCTGGCGTCTCGCTGCCGTACCAGAGAGGCAGATCCTCCAGCACGGAACATCCCGGCCACATCACGCCGAGCAGGGACACGTCGGTGATCACCATCTCGTACCGCTTCCCGGTCGCTGTCTCGACGCCGAGCCTGGCGTCCACCGAGCGGGAAGGGTACGCGACCGGCAGTACCTTGGAGAGCCATTCCGGCGTCCCAACGTAGTTGCCGAGGATCGTCTGCTTGTTCTCGCTCAGGCGCAAGTTCTCGACGCGACCGAACGCAGGCTCGTCTTCACCGAGATAGAACTGGTTGGCCTCCGACTTGTGGCCGAGCTTGATCCGCGGCGGGTTGATGGCCACGTCGCGACCGGACGCGGCCTCGACTGCCGACGCCAACTCGCTCTCGGTGAAGGTGTGCGGCCCTGTGCTGAGCGGGTACTCGATCCCGGTGGAGCAGATCGGCACATCGTCGATCCGCCAGATGCCATCGGCCCGGTACGGAGTCCCGGCCGACGCCCTGAGTGTCTTCCTCCACCTCACTTCTTCTTTCCCTTCGCTCGTTTGGGGAGTTTGCCCTTGTTGTCGAAGTGGTGCTTCTTGGCCCATGCCGGGCCTTTGTTGGCGTAGACCCATCGACGCTGGGCTTGTGACTTCGCCGGCATGACTACGGAACCTTGAGGCCCGTGCTCCGGTTCTTGCGCAGCTGCAGGTGGAGCATCTTGCCCTGCCCCACGACGTTCCGACGCACCTGCGCGTCGGTGAGACCGCCGACGTTCATCCCAGAACCGCCATCGATGCCGACCTGCTGTGCGTTCGCACCCGGCTCGAACTTGGGATTCTGCGTCCGGCCCTTTGCTCTTGCCATTACGCGACCTCCTCATTGTATGTCGCCATTAGTACGACGACGGGAGTGATCGGGAGGGAGCCCACGATCACTTCCCGCCGCCGCCTTGCGCCCCACCCGAGGATGGCGACGATTCCCCGTCGGACGGCTGCGCAGTGGCTCGCGCCTGCGTGAGTTGCATCTGCTGGTCGAACTGTTCCTGCGGCGTCGGATGCGGGTTCTCAGCAGGCGGAAGACCCAACTCTTTGCGGATGTCGTTCTCCAACTCCGTGTCCACGATGATCGCCCCCGCTGTGATCAGGGATACCAGGTCGGCAACGAGGAAGTCGGGATTGTAGTCGAACGTCAGGAGCGGCACCTGCTCGACTTGCTCTCCCCAGTTCCAGTCGATGTCGTCTTCGATCACGTGTTCGTTGAAGGTGTCTGCGAACCACCACGCGATGGCCTCCAGACCCTCGGCCCAGAACTCTGCGAACGTAGCTCCGAGCGCGCGGCTACCGCTCCTGGTCTGGCCTAGCTGCATGACCATCAGCATGAACCTGCGGGCCATCGCTTCGTCGTGGTAGATCACGGAGTCGATGACGGATGAGTTCGTCCCGCGGGCGACGTTGAACTTCGCTCCCGCCGGCACCGCTCCGCCAGCGGTGTCGCCAATGCGGAAGCTCTGGGCCATTTGGTTGAGGACTCTGATCTCGTCTTCGGTCGCGCCCGGATGCGCCTCGATGTACGGGACGCCGCCGGCACGCTCGTGGTTGACTGCGTCGATCCGAAGCAGTCTGTCCTTGATGACCCAGTTTTTGTAGAGGTCGCGGAACCACGACCTGCCCGCCCAGTTCGCGCCCTCTTGATCCCAGACGTACCCGACCAGGTTGTCAATCGGGATCTCTGGCACGGGCTGCGTCCAGCTGTTCGGGCCGGGACGAGTCAGGTTCTGGAGGATGGAGACGAGGCCACCGTCGTCCGCAACCCGAAAGTCCATGATGGTCGAGGGTGGCCGTTCCGCGAGCTTCCGCAGATGCCACAGACCGTCGTTCGGACGACCCTGAAGGCCGTCGCCGATGTAGCCGACCTGCTCGAAGTAGTAGTGGCCCCAGATGCCCGCCTTCATTGCCTTCTGAAGATGGTTGCGGAACGAGAACCGGCGCTTCAAGCGGCCACGGGTCTGCTCGTTCTCGTCACCCAAGATCGGCAGGTTGTAGTCGGCCGCGATCTTCCTCACCATCGCGTCGTCTGCGCCGTTCGGGTCGATCAGCCAGTTCATCCGCGAGAGGCCGAGCAGGGTCGCGGTGAACAGGCCGGATAGCTGCGAGTCCGTCCGCATGATCTTGAACGTGTTGACGCTCGCGGGCCACATCAACTCGGGAATGAACTCGTCGGTGTCCACCCAGAACTGGTTCCACGGTGCCATTCCGGCCGGAGTGAAGTTGCCGTTGAGGACGCCGCCGATCTCGCGAGTGGGCGGTTTGGAGCCGGTGCTCGGCACACGTGTGTTCGGGCGAGGCATCTACCAGGTGTGGATCAGTTCGATGAGAAGGATGATCGCGATGGCAATCACCGCTAGGTCTACTTTGGTGAACGCAGAGTTCATGTCACTCCTTCACTCGTACGAAGACCGTGCCCTGTGCGTCACGGTTCCGGGTGCGCCGCATGACCTCGCCGCCGTTGCTGTTGTTGCTCGTACTCGTGTTGCCCTCGATGGCCGTGAACGTGCTGCCGCTGCCTGATTGCCAGGACTCGAATATGCCCACATGGTCGTACTCCCCGTTCCACTGCCAGTCGTAGCAGACGAGGTCGCCGGGGACGGGGCTGTCGGTGGTTGACAGGCCACGCCGACCCGCCCGAGCGTCCCCGACGATGTACGGCACATAGGCATAGTAGCTGC